GGGCTGTGCCAGCATTTGCTCCCGCAGCATCAGGGCAAACACGCGGTCAATCAGCGGGCGTAGCATCTCGTTCATCAACCTGCCCAGCACGGGGCCAATCACCCTCATGCGTTCTTCCTGTCTGCCAATCACCTCTGTCGCAGTCATGTTTGGCCCGCCACCAATTAGCAGTTGGTCAACAAAGAAGGCAGAGCGAATAGCTTGTCTGCGCTGGTTCTCCATCTCCAAACCAATGTTGATGTTTGCGCCGGTATTCAGCGGAGTAATGGTGTCGCGTGAGCCAGACCGGAAGAAGTTAAGGCCACCGGGTTGAGTGCGAATTGGCAGCAAGAAGCCATCATCAGGAACCAGCAGCGGCGGGTTAATCATCTTTTGTGCCGCTTCAATGATGGTCTTGGACATCAAATTAATCATCTTGACATCTGGTAGGGCGGTCATGGCCGGCGACCGCCCCATAATCTCACCGGTTGCTTTCAAGAAACGCGGAACCACATACGGCATCTCATTGAAGCCACCTTCAAGCATAATCATGCCCGTCTTCTTGCAAATGTAGACGGATGAATATGGCATATTCTTGTTGTCAATCTTGGTAGCGTCCCGGTCTTCGTTTGGCAGCACGATGTGCAAAATCTCAACCATGTCATCCGGGTTCTTCTCAAATGTTTTGCGGATGTGTTCGCTAACATTCTCCTCGCCAAACCTAGCAATGGCTTGGGAAGCTGTGGACTCATATAGCCGGTATACAGCATTTACCACGCCAAACCGGTCTTCGGTCACATAATATTCAGAGATGTGCCGGGTGCTGAAACGCAAGTCACCATCTGACATTTCGCAGAACATACAGCCCGTGCCAAACACAACCAGGTCAACATACATCTCGTGTATTTCAGTCTCAAAGTTTGACTGATTAAATGCTTGAATCATGCGCATGCTGGTGTCTTGCAACCATTCGCGCACATCATCATCCCGGTTTATGTCGGAGTCCTTGATGTCCAAATGAAACCAAGGGGATGCGCCGGAGGTAAGCATGCCATGTAGGCTAGAGGCTAGAAGGTCAACAGCCTGCAAAGCTGTGCCATCGTAAATGAGTTCCATGCGTTTTTCGCCACGAGACCGCTTCTTTACGATGTCAGCCTTGCGGGGCAACATATAATCCGCAAGTTCTTGGTAGTGCGTGTTCCAGTTGTCGCGCTTTGCTTTTAGTTCCTCAAAGCGTTTCACCAATATTTTAGCATGCTGTTCCATAATCAACCTAACAATGTTGGAGCCTGACCAGAGGCGGGAGCGTCATCTAAAAGCCCGCCAACAATCGTTGCAGTGCGCCCTCTGCGCCGAGAGCGTTGCATCCGCACTTGTTCTTCCGCCCGTGCCGCCGCGGCAGCTGCGTCTAGCTCCGGGGCTCCTGTTACGCCAGTAGTGGCTGGGGGTGGGGCTGCTGGGGGTGCTGCACCCATAATAGTTCTAGCTGGTTCGTCTTGGCCGGGACTCATTGCGCGTTCTGTAGCCGTTAAGGCACGAGCCCTAATTACGCCGCCCCTTTCCTCAAACATAGGAAACTGGTCGCCAGTGCCCGTCATTCTATTAACCCTGGCAGCAATCGGATTGTAGTCTGGGCGGCCCACATAATCATCGCCACCAAAAACTCCGGCACCCCTTCTTACAACACCAACAGTCATTCCGCGCTCGTCCCTAACAGGAGTCCCGCCCCTCTCTAATGCTTTAATCATACTTTCCCTTGTCTGACCGCCAATGCCAGACTGAAGGGTTCCCAGAATCAAAGCTCCCGGAGCAAAGAAGGGTCTTTCTTCTACCTCCCGCTCTATAACCTCACTTCTGCGCTGTATGTTTTGGACTGAACGCTGCCTTTCCTGTTCGGCCTGCTTTCCGCTACCTATGCCAAACTCTACTGAATCAAATATGCTCATTTGTCTTTCCTAAAGCTGAAACGGATTGTAATCGTTGACTGCCATTTGCTGCGGAGGCTTAACCATCCTTTGTTTATTTTCCAGCCCAATAGCCAAATACCTAAACGAATCCGCTGCATGACTCGTAAAATCATGGCGCGGGTGGTCTCTAAATATTTTTTTACGCTCATCCCATTCCTGCCTATATTGCCTTAACATTTCCAAGCCTTCGGCACACTTGTCGCGGTCGAAGTAGCATTTGGGTATTAACATCCTTGCCGCGTTTATTCCATCGGCTACCTTCATCCTAGGTATAACACGAAACTTGATTCCAAGCGAGTAGGCAGTTTCCAACCTACTTTTGCCGGAGCCAAGTTCCCGCACCTCAATGTCGTGCGGAGCCAGATGGTCGCCGTAAGTGTAATCCTTCTTCTGCAAAACATCGGCGTAGTGATTTAGCCCCACGCCACTACTCTCATAATAATCAATAACATTTACTGCGCCGCCGGGAAAGGTCTGCGCAAACCAGATGGATGTGGCATCATTAACGCCCAAGTCCCAAGCTGTATGCACAGGAAGGGATGGGTCATAGGGAACGCGGCTAACGCGGCCCTGTTCATCAGCATCCGCCAGTAGCTTGCCGTAATACGCGCCAATAATAGCAGCAGTAAAGGAACACTCATATTCCTGCTCATACTGCTCCGGGGTCATCTGTGCCTTGGCAGCATCCAGTTCCCCGTCCTTAACAATCCCCGTTTCACTAGCCCGGCAAACCTTGAAATACCAGTCCTTGGAGCCTTCCTCAATCTGTGATTTAGCAGTCTCTAGCATTTCAAAAAAATGGTTGTGACCGGCCGGTGTGCCTAAAAAAGCTGCCCGCCCCTCCCTGTCAGAAAGCGCAGGTCGGACAACTTCCCCCCATACCCTTGGGTTCTGCATGCCAAACTCGTCAAAAATACACTCATCCAAATAAATCCCCCTCAAAGCATCGGGGTTTTCAGCTGACAAGAGCATAATCCTGCCGCCATTAGGAAAGTCTGCGCGTAGTTCCGTCTCGTTAAAAGTAACGCCAGGAATGACCCCGGCGTAATATTTAACATAATCCCAAGCAATCCTCTTGGCCTGGGCAAAGGTAGGAGCAACAAAGGCCGTGCGCGGTCTAGGCAACGGACAGGTCAGCGTAGTCTTTATTAGCTGATTAACGGCCCATACGGTCTTTCCAAAGCGTCTGTGCATCACAAGAACATTCCAACGCTTTAGGTCTGCGTGCATCTCTTTCTGCAACAGACGGGGCTTGTATGGGATTTTTACATCCATTCTAAACTTCCTTTTTCGTAGTCCCGCATACGCCGGTAACAACAGGGCTTTTGTCTGGATGTCGTATAACTAGCTGCCTCATTACCCAATTAACCTTCTGCTGCGCCGCTACCCTGCACTCAGCCTTTGTCTCAAAAGCAGGTGCGCTCTGCATAGCGTAGCATCTGTTAATCGGTAAGCCACTTACATCAGCAGCAACACAAAATACAACAATCCATTCAAACATACCGGTCTCCTATTCTAGCTGGCGGTAACTCTGCCAGATTTCTTTCTGCGTCCTCCCAACCTCATCAGCCTTCTGCTTGCTACGAGCCTTTATGTCCCGTGCGTCAATCTCCTCAACCAGAATATACCGGCATACCTTACCGCCATCCTTAAACTGGAAATGCAGCATAAAAGGTGGCTCCTCATAGTGCCTACCAAAGTTCTGCGGGTCAAAGTCAGCAATCGTCATCAATCTGTTTCCCACAGAATACGAACAGTCCCGTCACTGACCTCAACGCCAGCCCGGTTCTTCTGGTCGCCAAAACGCTCCGGTATAATCTTCTGAACACGCCAGCGCACATGATGTGCATAGTCACGCAGTATGTTCGGGTCATACTTCTTACGGCCATGCAGAGCATCACCGTAAAGCTCGTCAAGCTCCTCCAGTGCCTTCTCCGCTGCCCGCGCTTGCGCGCCACGGATTGCGGACTCTAACTCCACATCAGTGTTCATGCGCTTGTATAAGCCAGCACGGGAAATGCCAACGGACTTGCAACAGTGAACAAGGCTATGCCCGTCTTGGAGCATCTCTATGATTTGGTTGGTTCTGTCTTTGGTTATTTTCATTGTGTGTCGCTAACAGTCTATTAACA